CAGCCAAAAGATTTGGGTAACGTCGCTGCTTGACGGCACTAGCATTGACCCGCTGGAGTTTGCCAGCGCCGAAGGCAACCCCGACAATGTGGTCGCAATTTTTGTTGACCACCGCGAAGTGTGGGTATTCGGCACCAACTCGACCGAAGTTTGGTACGACGCAGGGCTGCTCGACTTCCCGCTGACGCGTATCCAAGGCGCGTTCAACGAACTAGGCTGCGCGGCGCCCTACAGCATCGCCAAGATGGATAACCAAGTCTATTGGCTAGGCAAGGACGCGCGCGGCCAAGGAATCGTCTACAGGGCCGCTGGCTACATCGGCCAGCGCGTGTCTACGCACGCTATCGAATGGCAGATGCAAGAGTATGCAGACATTTCGGACGCAACCGGCTACACGTATCAGCAGGACGGCCACAGCTTCTACGTTCTGAACTTCCCCACCGCCAACACCACATGGGTGTATGATGTCGCCACTGGCGCATGGCATGAGCGGGCGTCGTTCGCTAACGGTGAGTTTAACCGTCACCGCGCCAGCAGTCAGATGTTCTTCAACGCCACTACGGTCGTCGGCGACTATCAAAACGGCAAGATTTATTCATTCGACCTGAACGTATACGCTGACGATGGCGCACCGCAGAAATGGCTGCGGTCATGGCGCGCGCTGCCGACAGGCGCTAACAACCTTGCGCGTACTATCCAACACTCCATGCAGCTTGACTGCGAGACAGGCGTGGGCCTAAACAACGGCCAAGGCAGCAATCCGCAAGCCATGCTGCGCTGGTCGGACGACGGCGGCCACACATGGTCCAGCGAACACTGGAAGTCGATGGGCCGTATTGGCCGTTCTGGCTATCGTACCATTTGGCGCCGCCTTGGCGCGACGATGAAGATACGCGACCGCGTCTACGAAGTGTCAGGCACCGACCCTGTACGGATTTACATCATGGGCGCTGAACTGCTGCTCAGCGGAACGACTGCCTAATGGCGTATTCGCCGATCAATCCTACACAGCTAACGCCGCCGCGTGTGGCCCTAATCGACGAACGGTCAGGCGCGATTAGCCGTGAATGGTATCGGTTCTTCCTATCGCTGTTGACAGCTACGCAGACCAACCAAGACGAAGTCGAGTTAGCGCCGGACGCTACGTCGCTGATAGCGTCCTATGACGCCATGCTGGAGTCGTTGGCGCAGACAACCGAAAGCGCCCCTGACTGCTGTTCTGCTACGGCTGACGTGGATGCCAAGGTAAACAGTCTGGCGCAGGCCACCGGCGTCACGCCGCCGGCTGCTACGGAAAGCGACACCGCGGTTATCCAATCGCAGTTGCAGGCGCTGGCGCTGTCGCCACCACCAAAAGAGTTTCGGTCGCCGCGCTACGGTTCTTTCTATGACACGACATCACAGACAGCGGCAGCAATCAACACAGCCTACGCCATGACGTTCAATACCACTGATCTGTCGCAAGGCGTCACCCGCGGCACACCAACGTCGCGCATCTTTGTTGACCGGCCAAATGTCTACAACGTGCAGTTCTCCGCGCAGCTAGACAAGACGGCTGGCGGCGTCGCATTGGCGTGGGTGTGGCTACGCAAGAACGGCGTCAACGTACCCGACAGCGCCGGTCAAATCCGCATACAAGGTAATAACGCTGAAATTTTGGCTGCATGGAATTACGTCATCCAACTAAACGCTGGCGACTACATCGAATTAATGTGGGAAGTGGACGACACATCTGTTATTTTGTTAGCTGAAGCGGCGTCTGCCGTTCACCCTTCAATTCCGTCGGTAATTTTGACGGTGACTGACAACATAAGTTCTTTGGAGACATAATATGGCCGTATCAATCAGTAACATCATCCCCGCTAAGACGGCGGAGAACAGCCAAACGACGCAGTACACGTCGAACGGCGTGCAGACAATCATCGACAAGTTTACCGCGACTAACTACAGCGTGTCGGCTGCGACGATCAGCGTCAACCTTGTGACGGCTGCGGGCAGCGCCGGTAACGACAACTTGATTGTCAAGACCAAGACGCTCCAGCCATCAGAGACGTATACGTTTCCTGAACTGGTCGGCCATGTGCTGCCTAACAATGGCTTCATCAGCACAATCGCTGGCACGGCGTCCGCCATCAACATCCGCGCGTCAGGCCGTCTGGTTAGCTAATGCAGCACTTTCTTTGTCTGGCAGATAATATAGACGTCATTCCCGTTATGCGGGAGTTGGCGACGCAGCCAGACTTATGGAACCAGAACACGCTGCGGACGCAGCACCCCGACACGGCCCATGCTGAAGTCAGCGACATCTGGCTTTGGTTTAACGAGATACCAGAAGACCCGACCGCGGTTATCAACGACATCCAGACTGTGCCGTATCCTGCGTGGACACAGTTGCCGTCGCTGCGTCGGCTGGTGCTGGACCTTATGCGCCGCGTCGATGGTGTGCAGTTGGGCCGCTGCATCGTCACTAAGCTGCCGCCCGGCGGTCAGATAACGCCGCACGTCGATCATGGCGCACCGGCTGAGTTCTACACCCGCTATCAGATTGCGCTTCAATCGCTGCCCGGCGCGCTGTTCCATTGCGAAGACGAGACGGTAAGTTTTTGTACCGGCGAAGTGTGGTGGGTAAACAATCGTGTAAAACATTCTGTTGTAAATAACAGCGCCGATGATAGGATTGTCTGCATAGTGGACATCAGGAGCGCATAATGATTACGGCACAAGTCGAGCCTTACAGCAAATGTTTGCCAGAATTGATGGAGTGCTACGACCTTCACTGGGAAGAATTGGCGCTAAACAAAGATAAAGTACCGCTTGATCCGCAGTATGATCTGTACGAAGCGCGCGACAACGCAGGACAACTGTTGCTGGTTACGCTGCGCGAAGCTGGCCGTTTAGTGGGATATTTCATAGGTTTTATCGCGCCGGGATTTCACTACAAGACGTGCCTGACGCTGACGATGGACATCTTTTGGACGCACCCAGATGTGCGTGGTGGATTTAGCGGCGTAAAACTCTTTCGTTTAGTCGAAAAAGAAGCTAAAAGGCGCGGGGTGCATCGTATGTTCTACGGCTCCAAAATGCACAAGGACGCATCTAGGCTGTTTGAGTATTTGAAAATGGAACCTGTAGAGATTTACTACACGAAATGGATTGGGGATTGACATGGTCGCAGCCGCAGTAACCGCAGCAGCCGCAGTTGGCGGCGCGGTAATTTCCAGCAAGGCATCTAAAAAAGCGTCTAGGGCGCAAGTCCAAGCGTCGCAGGACGCTAACGCTGCACAGGAGCGCATGTTCCAGCGGCAGATTGAACTGCAAGAGCCGTTTCGCCAAGGCGGGATGACGGCGCAAAATGAGATTATGCAGCTTTTGGGCATCGGCGGCGACAAGACCGCCGCTGGCTACGGCAGCATGGCGAAAGCCTTTGGTACCGATCAATTCCAGCAAGACCCCGGTTATGCTTTCCGCCAAGCGGAAGGCATGAAGGCGCTAGAGCGGTCGGCAGCCGCACGCGGCAATCTGCTGTCCGGCTCCACTTTGAAGGGTGTGCAGCGTTTCGGCCAAGACTTAGCCAGCCAAGAATACCAGAACGCATTTAACCGTTATCAGGTCGAACGGTCGGCGCGTCTTAATCCGCTGCAATCGCTGATGGGTTCAGGTCAGTCCGCCACCAACGTGATGACTGGCGCTGCTGGACAGATGGGCCAGAACCAAGCGTCGAACATCTATAACGCAGGCCAAGCCCGCGCATCTGGTTACATCGGATCTGCTAATGCGCTGACAAACGCGTTGGGTCAGATAGGTGGATACGCATCCAACGCGCCTATGAACAACGCCATTATGCAGTACTATAAAAACAGAACGCCCGGTAGCGGGGGCGGCGTTGGCGGCGGAACCCCTTACATACCCCCTTCATACGACGGATAAACCATGGCAAACCAAATGATAGCACTTCAAGCGCGCAGCCCACAGCTTCCCGATCCGTCGCGGCGCACGGCGCAGTTCGTAAACATGATGAACATGGCGCGGCAGCAGGAAGCGGCGGAGCGTCAATCCGCGCTGGCGCAGCAGGCGATGGGTATAGAAGCAGCTAAAGAAGCGCGTGCCGCAGCGTTGCACGGTCCAGCGTTAACAAAAGCGCAGCAAGATAATATAGTTCAGGCGTTAGGTATATTCCGCGAAGCCGTCGGCGATATAGCGGAAGGTGATGTCGCGGCGGCAGAAGCAGTACGCGCTGACTTAGTAAGCCGCGTGCCGGGTTTTGATAAGTTTTTACCGCCCGCGTCTACATGGGACCGCAATACACGAAACCGGCTCATGATTACGTCCGAAAAAGAAATCGAAAAAACTATTGCAACGCCCGTTGCCAGCTTGGAACTTTCTACATCAGGAGCGCCTAGGTCAGTCACTGTTGGCGGACTTAACCCAGAGCAACGGCCCGTATACGATGCGCCTGAAACGCCTGCCGCACCGCGGACACCGACAGCACCGGTGACCGCCGCCGGCGACGGCGTAACAATGCGTGCGACGCAAGGCGCCAACACAACGCCACAAGACCTCATAAATCAAGGAATGGACCCTGCGTTCATTCCTTCGGGCAGCCCTACGTCGCGGCCAGTGTCGTTTAACCAGAGCGATATGGGTGGCGCTGGCGCAGTGCAGATGACACCTGAAGTAATGTCGCGCATTGTTGACTCTGCGTTCCAAACAGGCGTCATGGCGCAGGTGGACTTTGATCAGCTTTTAGCTACACAACCGCCGCAGAATAAGCAGGCGCTTGTAGACTCCTTCCGTCGGGCCAACATTACGCTGCAAGCTGACGCACCATCGCTGGCTGACAGCGCGATGGGCGCTAACCCTGTGCAAACACCGGAGTCGCAGTTTGCTGTCTATCGCGGTGAGCCAATGCAATCGCAGACCGCTGGTCTGCGCGGCGCACCACCAATGGAACAAACACTGGCGCAGACACGCACAAGCACACCGCTTCAAATGCGTAATCCAAATCAACCAATAGCGCCCGGATCATCGGTGGTGCCTTTGGGCCGCCTCGGCGCGGAAAAACAGGTAGAAGCGCAAGCTACCAAGGATGTAGAATTGCGAATGGCGCCGGAGATTGCAAAGGCTACTAAACAAGCGGAACGAGCTATCGAACTAAAGTCAACAGCGACAAGAGCAAAATACGCTACGGAAGGGATACTCAACGAGGTAGTTGATCGCATCAACACCATAGACGAGTTGTTGCGTAACCCCAACCGTTTCTCCATTGTCGGTCCGATTGAAGGTAATTTGCCTCGGCTTTTGCAAACCGGCGCACGCGCTGACGCACAGGCTGCTTTTGATAAGATTAAAAATACTGCTACGCTTACGTCGTTGATTGATATGCGTAAGTCTACTGAAACTGGCGCATCGCCGGTCGGCGCTAACCCGACCGATAAGGACGCCAAGATCGTAGAACAAGCGGCCAGCAAACTAATTCAAACAGGCGAACCAGCTACGTTTGATGCTGAGTTAATAGATATGCGCCGGAAACTGTACCGCACATACCAGAGCGCCCAGCGCGAATATGACGGCGTGTACGGCGAGGTGCTAAAGGAAAACCCGAAGCTGCGCCTAGCAGTACCAAAGGTTTCAGACCGGTACCTCAGTACAAAAGACCTACCCCAAAGGCGCACGTCAACTAAGGTGGACCGCAATAACCCGCTTCTAAGGGATTAATAGTATGTCTAGCGCGCTGGATATTTTAAAAGACCCGAACTACGTAAACGCTAATCCAGCTACAAAGCAGGCTATCTTTGATCGCCGTGTGGCTACGCTGCCAGAGTACCGCAGTGCAAGTCCTGCTACGCAGGCTGAAATTCGGCGTCGGTTTAACGTCGAGACATCTAAAGAGCGTTACACACGGCAGCAAGCGAAACAGCGTGCGGACGAGAAAAGTGCGCTGCGCGCCACTGGTAGTAAGATTGCGTCTGCTGTATCCGGGGTTGAGCGCGGGCTGAAACCGATTGCTGAGACGCTGTCTTATCTTGACCCGTTTAGCTACGCAAAGGGGCCAAAATACAAAGCTAGAGAAGCCGCTATTGAAAAACGGTTAGCGCAATTTGCTGCTGAACGGCAACAGGCCAACCCCATGACCTTTGCTGGCGGCAAACTCGGCGGTGAAATTGCCGGAACAATCCCGCTTACGATGGGCGGCGGCGCTGTTACGCAGCTTGGTGGCAGGGCGCTTACCAAAGTCGCGCCACGGTTAGGCGGTGTAGTAGAGAAAGTAGGCAGGGCCGTAACGTCTGGCGGCACGCGGGTAGCTAAACCAACTAAGGCGGCAGTAAAAGAAGGTAAGATTATAGCCGGATCACGCAAAGCGCGTGTCGGGCTTCGTGCTGCTGGCGGTTCTATTTCAAGCCTTATAGCTGCCGCTGCTACCGATCAAGATTTGACAGATGCAGCGTTGGCTGGCGCTACTGTGCCTGTCCTCGGCCACATGCTCAAGTTTGGCGCAGGTAAAACATATGATGTCCTAGCTGGCCGCGCTGGCGCCGTCCGCGCTGCTGAAATCTTGCGTGAGGTAATTGACCAAAACGCAACCAAAATTGAAAAGGCACTGCGAAACGCACCGAAGAATATCAAAGCCAACACGGCTGAGTTTCTGGCGTCGCGGGGGTTGCTCACACCTGAACTGGCTGCGGCTACCCAGATTGCTAGTGCAAGCACCGAAGCAGCCCCGCTTCTCCGCGTAGCGAAACAGCGCGCCGCGGGACAAAAACGTATGCGTGAAGTTATCAGCGGCGGCGGAACGCAAACAGAAGCTGTTAGCAACATAGCGGAAACTAAAAGGGCGTTGCAGGATGTAACAGGTCCGATGCGCGAACGAGCGTTAGGCGCTGCCGATATTGGGCGCACACAAATCATTCCATCTGAGCAAGCCGCTGCCCGCGCGCGATCCGCGTTGCAATCTGAACTGGACTCAGCAGCGCGGTATATGAATGACCCGAACTTTGATGCTCGTATAAGTCAGTATCTGGAAGACGCCCGATCAGCAGAAGAAGTCGCGGCTAACTTGCGCGCGCAAGGTCTGGCGCCGCTGGATATTTCACAGGTCGTAACTAACTTACGCGCAGAAGCGGATAAGGCGCAGTTTGTCAGCCCTGATCGTTTTAAAATATTGTCGGAGTTCGCAAACAATCTGGAGCGCCGCGCAGCTAAGTTTGGTGGCGTCATTGACGCCCAAGGAATTAACTTGGCACGCCGCGAAATGGGCGCGTTTGTGTCCAGCATCTTAGGCACGACCGACCCTAAAGCATTACGTGCGGGGACATCTCAACTTATCGCAGCCGCACAAAAGCCAATCGATGAAGCCATTGAAGCGGCAGGCGGCGTGGGTTGGAAAAACTACCTGAATACCTTTGCCGAAGGCATGAAAGGTATCGAGCGCCAACAGCTTCAGCGTGAACTTACCAAGCTACCTGAAGCAAGATTTGCCAAAGTAATGGCTGGCGAAGACCCCGACTTTGTCGAAAGCAAGTTAGGTCCGGGTCGATTCGATATCAACGTAGAAATGCAGGGCGCGGATTTAGCTACGGCTAATAAGCTGGGCCGCGATATTGAAGCGCAACGTGCCGTGTCGCAGACGGGCCTTGAGGATTTACCTCAGTCGCAGCGTCTTTCGTTTAAGCAAGGCGTTACAACTAATGTCGGCGGTATGTTGGAGCCGACCGTGCCAAACGTCTTCACGGCAGGCGCCCGTGTATTGGGTGGTCTACCGCACGTTTACGGCGGCGGCATCGCGGCGCAAGAATTTGGTGTGCGGGCGGCGCAAAAAGCATCGGAGAACACCATGCGTAACTTAGTTCCTGCGTTGGCGTCTCCGCGCCAAGCGGGCGAGTTGTTACGAGTGCGCCCCGCTGAAGAATATGTAAACAAACTTTTGTATGGTTCGCAGGCGCCGTCTGCCGCCAGACAGCAAGCCGTGGTGCAGACAGGTGTGGCAGGCATCACGCCGCAGACGCTGGGCGAAGAGTTTAAGTTCCCTGACTTTGATCCTGAAACCGGCGAACCGCTGGTAGATGTAGATTTTTCTGAAGGGTACGCCGTACCGATATACGGCAGGATACCTAAAGATAAACGGTTTCAAAACCTTAACTCCATGAGACGCTAACAATGGCTACTATCGACGAAACACAAGCGCAACTTAACACGCACGAACAGGTCTGCGCGTTCCGGTACGAGAGTATCTGCGCGCGGATGAAGCGGATTGAGAAAGTCGGCATGACTTCCGCCGGCACAATCATCGTATTGCTGGTCGGCATACTTATGAACGTGCTGCAAAAGGCCGGCTAGAGGGCGTATGCGTATAGTCAGTCTACTACTGGCGGCGCTGGTGCTTGCTGGCTGCGAAGACCGCTACCGCTACGATTGTCAAGACCCTGCGAATTGGGAAGACGAACTCTGCAAGAAGCCGCGGTGCATCGCTATGGGCTACTGCACCGAATGGCTAATCAATACAGGTGAAGAAGATGAAGCCAAGAAGTGAATGGACGCCGGAGGAACTGCTGCGGTTCATCGTCGGGATCGTCCTGTCGCTGACGCTGACGTTCATCGTGGCGACCGTGCTATACTCGTTGGTGTTTGTGTCGCAGCCGATGGAGGGGCAGTCCCCTAACGACGCTGAGTTTTTCAAGTTGATTAACCCGATAGCGACGTTCATTGTCGGGGCGTTGGCAGGACTTATGGCGGGGCAGGGCAGCGGCGCTATGCAAAAGAAGAAGGACGAAGAAGATGAGCTTCCTGAATAGTTTTGAGAGCAAGCACGACGGCGTCAACGACACCGTTGAGTTTGTCGTGCGCGTGGCAATCGTCACGCTGTCGGCAGTTATCCTTGTCGTCGTGCTGGCGCTGGTCGTCGGCATGTTCGTGCCTAACGATGTCGTGGACAGCACTGCCGTCCTTGAGATGATTAACCCTGCGTTTCAGACCATCATCGGTGCGCTTGTCGGGCTGCTCGGCGGCTTGAGCCTCAACGCCAATGCGCGTGACGCCGACCCTGCGCCAGAAGCGCCAGAATATGTACCTGAAGGCGTGCCACTCGATCTAACGCCAGCGATGGCGCCGAAGGTATACGACGATCCGCAGGCCACAGTCTTCATTGACGAGCCTGAAGAAGACGATGACGATGACATGGCCCCGTGGGAAAAGTACCGCAACGACTTGCGCTACGACGCCAATGGCGACGGCGTGGTTGACGAAAATGACTTTCCTGATTGGCGGAGTGCTGGCAAATGAGCCTTGTAAATCTACAGAAAAAGATAGGGGTGACGGCAGATGGTGCGTTCGGTCCGGGTACATTTAAGGCGGCTGCGGCTTTTTATAAACTATCACCTGATCGGGCTGCACATTTCTTTGCTCAAACGGCGCATGAGTCAGGTGGCTTCAAGGCGTTCAGCGAGAACCTAAACTACGGCGCTAAGGGTTTGCGCGGCATCTTTGGTAAGTACTTCCCGACCGATGCATTGGCCCGCGCTTACGAACGCCAGCCGATGAAAATTGCCAACCGCGTCTACGCCAACCGCATGGGTAATGGCCCTGAGAGCAGCGGCGATGGTTGGAAATTCCGCGGGCGTGGCGCGCTCCAGCTTACCGGCAAGGACAACTATCAAGCCTTCGCCAACTACATCAACCGCCCTGAAGTCATGGACAACCCTGACCTTGTGGCTGGTGAACTGTGCTTCGAGAGCGCGCTTTGGTTCTTCGACCGGAACAAGCTGTGGGGCATCTGCGACCAAGGCGTCGGCGATGGTGCAATCCTTGCGCTGACAAAGCGTATCAATGGTGGTACACATGGCCTCGACGACCGCAAACTGAAAACCAAGAAATATGCTTCTTGGCTGTAAGGAGAGTAACATGAATTTAAAGAACCTCATCACAAAACTTGTCGTGAAAGAAGCCGCCGGTAAAATCTTGCCGATGGAAGAAGCGCCGAAGCCTGCCCTTGGTTGGAAAGCCAAGCTGGCCGGCATACTCGCCATCATCGGCGCAGCAGCTACGGCGCTGTCGCAATATCTAGCTTAGGTTCGCCTAGCCATCATACGCCCGATCAGTATAACCATCGGGCCTAAGTCTTCAGGTGATTGCCCTGCACGTAGCATG